TTGTTAAAGACTTTCTGGTCTAGTCTCTGAAGTCCTCCAACATACTTAGATTCTTCTCTAGTTCTATCAGAACCACCTTTGTGAGTTGTGTAGTGTGTTACACCAGAAAACAATCCCCATAGCGTATCTCCCTTGTAAGACATTTCTTTTACAATAGATTGTACTAGGTCTTGTGTCTGGTTTAATTTTCTGGTAGAGTATTGCTCTTTTGCGTTAGCCTCTCCCATACTTACATCTACACCAGTAATCATGTTGATGGTTTCGTTCACTCGTTTTTGGGTGACCTTGTAATCAGTCATAGAAGAGAATATCTCAAATAAAGACTTGTCTGCTTTCTCCATGTTCTCTAGTATGCGTAGAGACCTAGCAATAGCATCTCTCATGTTACGAGTGTGACGAACTGAGTTTTCTAATTCTTTGCTGATAGCACTAAATTGGTTAGCACATGAGATAGTAGTACCAGTAGTTCCCCATCGTAATGAAGTAGAGCCATCATGTGAATTGATAGCAGTTGCTTTTCTGGTAATAGTATCGTCACCAATTTTAACTGGGTTTAGATCAACTTGTAACATAACTTTCCTACCTCCCTTAAATTCTGCACCATTAGATATTGGTTGCCCTATAGCATCTGCAATTTCTAATACAAGTTCAGCAAGTTCTGAATTCTGAAAAGTTTCGTACTGGTCTGTGAATGCTCCGAAGCAATCGTTGTTGTCTGTTCTTACTACACCATAGAAACCACTATCGATGATTTCGCTACCACTTGGATTGAAGTTTAGTGGATGCTTTGCTACGTTCCAGTTAAGATTGAATTTGTGCAGTAAGATTTCTGCTTGTGTTGGGTTTACACTTGTCAAGTTTGTGTCAATTAGTTGACCTTTTTCGTTTAAATACATATTGTATAGATTAAATTAATGTGGCATTATTGCCTTTACCACCAAAAACTCGCATATCTCTATGCAAGTTGTTTGATGGTTGGGTTGATATTATCTGTTGGGAGGTAATACGTTCTCCTCGTCTGCTAATACATATCTGAAATCAAATATGTAATCTTTAAGTGCATTTAACTTGTTGTCCATTTGTTCTGGAGTAAAGAAGTCTTTCTCAATGTGTAGGTCAGATAGATTAGATGCTATTCTCATTAGCACATCGTTTGTGCTTGGTGTCCATCTCTCTTTGTGCTTAGTCTCGAATTCTGAAATTTTCATAATATTATATAGTTTAAATGATTATTGATTAATTGTTGTTTACTAGTCTAATGAAAGCCATTGCATCTTTTTTATTGGTGAAGCAAGTTCCACCAGACCAAGTTTTGTTTGGCTCATCGTCAAACCATACGTTTTCTGGTTTTACATGGTACATGAAACTCACCGAGTGTTCACCATAGATGCTGTAGTTGATTTTTGCGTTGTGGACTAGGATTCCAGTGAAGTTTGGAAGTAATTGGGATTGTAATTCTGAGTTTAAATAGTTCATAATTTTAGTTTAAATGATTGATTTTCAGTGTGTTACTTATTTAATGTCGTGATTTAACTATCGTTCAACACTGCAATAATACAAAAAATAATTGAATTAACAATAGTGTTGATAAACTATCTGCTGTAGGTGTTTCTGGTGCTGAGGATTCTGGGGTGACCTTGAACTTATGTTAAATCTCTATAGGGGGAAGACAATTCTATATAAGACTATATAGTTATAAGAGTTCGACTTTGGTTGCGTTAGGTCTTACTATGTAGTATGCTGTAGATTTGCAATGAGTCTAGCCTATTACAAAAGTCTGGCTTTGCTGTGTGCCATCGTTTGCCATGCTTGGTGATTGCATATTGTTTTACATTGATCTTCTGCTGTACTGATAAGTCTATCCAATTATAATTTTTCATGCAGCAAACTTATGATCCTTTGTTGCACAAGTTCTGCACACATCTAAAAGAAAAAATTTTTCTGGGGGTGTGTTCTGGTGTGTTCTTATCAGATGGTTAGTGATTTGTATAGATTATGGCTTTTACTTATCAAATGATTTTGGGGTGACCTTAGTCTTATATTCCTATAGAGTAGTATAACATTCCCTAATAAGATAGTTATAGATACGTCTTAACTGCATACGTCCATAGATACTAATATTAAACTGCTGTTTGGTGTACTTGGCTCGTTTCGTTTGACGTTCTATAAAACCCTCGTTCAATAGTCGTTTGTGTTCTCTGTAGAATTGATGTGGTGATTTTATCTTGACCAGTTCCATCTTGTCTAGAAGTCTCAGCACCTGGTTAATCTCATAGAATGTAAACTCTGATTGACTCTCTGCTTCCACTATACTACATCCTAAAAAGATATAGATTGTCTTTGGTGTGAAGTCATTATCCAGACTGCGTAAGTATTTGTTAACTGCTTTCTGGTGACTAAACAACTCTCTTAATTTGTTACCTACTTTCATGTTGGTTTTGTTTTATGGTTTGATTTGCTGTAGCATTACTCCGTCTGTTTAAACGCATGGAAATTTTCTAAAGAGTTTAGATCTAAACATATTTACAAATTCATTTCCCATTTTGCTCTGGTATAAAATGAAATATCACAGCAAACAGAACAAGACTAGTGTATAACGTACTATGTATCAACGCTTTATGGTTACAAGTGCGATTCCTACTACGAATCCGATTTGATTTATAAAACCGAAAACATCGATGTACCCAGTTGCCAAAATCCGTTTCACTTTTCCGAGCCGAGCACCCTGTGGTATACTATTACCACATGAAGATGCCTACAACAAGTTTCTGAGCAAATTTAAGAAACTTTTTTTATTTTTTGGTGCAGTTATATCAGTATGTTTGAGATCGTTTCTTACACGCAAAATTTGGGGAAAGAAAAATGCAGTTCATTAAGTATGTTATATATTAATATGATATAATATACTAGTATATAATATACTTATATATAATATACTAATAGGGTTGAGACTACCAAATAAAGTTTTGCAAGTCAATTTGTCTATCATAGGTAGCCAATATGTCTATCAGTTAATAAGGGTGTTAAAAAGTTGTTAATTAATTGCAATTAAACTATAGTTCAATTATTTAATTTAGTCAACATGAATATGATTGGTCAAAAGATAGCAGTTCGAGTCTCCAAAAAATACAATGACGAAGTTACATTCAACAACGGTTCAAAACTTTATTTAGATGTTACCTTTAATCCAGAGCACCATGTCACTATATGTGGAGAGGTCGTGGCTTTACCTAGAGGTGAGTGGTGTAAAGACACCCATGGTGATTTAATGGCACAAGAATTACAGATAGGTGATATTGTTTATTTCAATTACCTGACTGTAGATAAAGACAATTTGATTTTTGGTGAAGATGACATTTACACTGCTCAACTAGAGGATTGTTTTTGCTTTGTTCGTGCTGACGGTATAACTGCTATCTCCAATTATATTTTAGTTGAACCTCATGAAACAGCAGAAATGCATGGCACTATTTATTTAGGAGAGCCAAAGAGGAGTGAGGAAGAAGGTTATGTCAGGTTTGTAAGTAAGCCACTAAAAGACAAAGAAGATTTAGGTTTAGTTCCAGGTGATCATATAAGGTTTCATGAGAGGTATGCTTTTTTAAACACTATAGAGGGCAAAAAGTTTTATATAATGAGACAGGAAGATGTAATGGGTAAGATCGCAGAGACTATTGGAAGGGCCATTTGATATACCAAAATGTATAAGTGAACACGCTAAACTCTATGTTGATACAAGGGTAATGGCTAATCGTGATCATTACAAGAAACTTTACTGGAAATCCAGAAAGTACGAATATAAAAATCCGATATTGTTTGACCACCCAGTTGACAATGAATTCTACACAGACTTTAAAGGTATACTTGCAGAGTTACTGGTACGTCATAACTTTGATTTAAAAGGGACGAATTATACTACCTCAGCATTTGTTAAGGAGAAAGGTGTAAGTGATGCTGATCTTGTGGTCAATGACAATAAGATAGATGTTAAGGGATGTGAAAGATCACTCAAAGTAAATATGTTTACTATAGATAAACTAGATGTAGACTATGTTTTGTTCGTTTTATTTTTATCAGGACAACGATATGTGTTACTTAATTTTAAAAAGGAAGACATAAAAGAGTGGAAACTAGTTACAATTAATGAAAGAAATAAATACTACGAGTATAAAGTAGATAAACGTAAGTGGCGAATTGCCACCCCAAATTTAGATGAATAGTTATGTTAGAAAAGATCCTAGATAATTACAGTGATGAAGAGATATTAATGGCTGATGGTTTTGATGATGCTGTTATAGGTATTGAAATAAACAGTATGTGCTTAATATATTCTGTACATTTATGTCTTGAGATCTTAAAAGACCAAATGGATGAGACCGATGCAATGGAACATTTTACCTACAATGTATCTGGAGGGTATGTAGGTGAGAAAACTCCTATATGGTGTTGGGATATTTAAATACCCCCCAAATAAAAATTTTTTTAAAATGAGTAGACTAAAACTAAACCTCACAGATAAGTGTGCGATTGCAGTGATCGTGATTTGTGTTGTATGTATTGTTTTATTGTTATCTTAGTGAAGAAGCATACTAAGTTATACCATGATTATTTTATGCATGAACCTGGTGATTGGATAGGATGCGAGGTATGTGATAGAACAGCAGTGGATATTCATCATATTGAGGCTAGAGGTATTGGAGGATCTAAAGAAAAGGACACCCCAGAAAATTTACAAGCGTTGTGCCGAGAATGTCACTCATACTTTGGAGATAAAAAACAATTTAAAAGACTACTAAAAACTATGCATTATGAAAAAATCAAAGAAACAATTAGAGAAAATGAGTAAAGGGGAGTTACTAAGTCATATACTAGACTTAAAGTTAGAACACCCATACCACCCAGATATTAAAAAATTACAGGCGATATACGAATTGAAGTTAGAGTCTGATTCTAAAGTTGGTTAATTAGTCTATCTATCTTATCAACCACATTTAATTTAATTCCATAAACGTCACTTGCATTAGAACTATCTAGAGCACCAAGTACATCTAGTAATAATTCTAACTTTCGCATAGTAATTACATCTTTAGTATCGTCTGAAGAAATTACATAGGGTTGATTGCCTTCCATAAACTATTTTTTGATTTTTTTAATCTTACCGTTATGTGTTCTAGCGAACACTGCATCTTTAGTTTCTCTGATCTTAGTACCAGAATAGGTTTTACCCCCAAATTTCCAAGATACCTTTTTAATTTTTCCTGCCATAATTAATAATTATGAGCCACAGCCAACACATTCAATGTAAGAATCAGTTGGTCTAACTCCGTTTATTTTCATTTGGATGTTATGGATCTTATCAGCAATTAACATTTGCTCACCAAAATCCTCAGTATTAGCCTTTTGTGCTTTTAACTCAGCAATTTGTTTTTCTAATTCAGCCATTACTTATTACACTTAGTGCATTTGCTGTAAGGCTTTCCACACTTACACTTTTTTTTAATTTTTGAATATGCCATTACTTATTTTTTTTAATTCTTTTTATAGTCTCTTCTTTTTTATTAGACTGTGCTAATAATTCTGCTGCTGCTGCATCAAAACCTTCATCACCTGGCTTATATGTCTTACCATTTTTAGTTACTGATCCAACACCTTTTTGACCATCTTTTCCATATGCTAACCCAACTGTACCTGATAATGATGTTTTTCTTACTGAAGTATTTTTATCTATACTTGATAATGGTTTGCCTTGAGGATTAACTGCTTTAACAACAGGAGGTTTTTTATCCTTCTTTACTTTTGCTTCCTTAACTTT